TCTATGGAATGGACTAGTCGAGGATCAGTAGGTTCGAGTCCTACCATCTACGGGAGAGAGACGCAGGGGTTACGTCCTGCCTAGCAATAAGTGGCGTCACGGCGCTCTCCAAAGGCGACGGCGTCCCGGATGTACAGATCATGTGAATTGGATGTACGTTCGCAATCTGCCAGCAGCTCGCAAGAGCTGCGCTAAGACACTTTACCCTTGAAGTGTATCACAAGGGAAAGGACCGTACCGACAATCCACGGTGCATTACCGTTCTTTACACCGGGTGTGTAGGGAGAAAACTAGAGCTAGCCCTGAGTGAGCTGCAGTCCGGTAGGGGAGAGCAAAGATTGTCCGGGTCAACCCATTCCTCAGATGGGTGTGAATAGTAAGTGCAGTTGCTAAGAAGCAACAACGAGCACAGAGACACGTCTCCTAACTCTGACGAGTTAGTTCGGAGTGGGTTGTGAACCCCATTCTCGAGCATCCTGTGTGGCTAACAATACCTGACGCTGTGAATGGCAGAGAATGTGAAGATACTTGACAACTCCACCAAAGTCTGATGCAGGCCCTAGCTTCCAAAGAGGCGAAAGGTTAGTTCGATCCCTGCAAAGTTGTGGTCAACGAACTTTGGATGTTGCCCGGTCAGTAGCTTAGTGACCAGAGTATTTTCTCCGTATGCAGGTGCTGTGAAAGGCACCCCACCCAGCTTAACGGACTGGTTCATGCCGGTATTGAGGATATAAGACTGCTGACTAACCGAAAGGACTGTTGGTGTTCATATACACCTCTGGATCAGCAGAGGCGCTTAGCCTGCATAGTCTGTGAGCGCAACGCAGGTTGCATCAATAGATTACATGAGCAGAGCTCTAGCTTAGTACACTGGGCGCATTAGGGCACCGGTACATGGTGGACAAGTCCTGGAATAGCTAACTCATAAGCCTTTTGCAGGAGAAGCACTGATATCTCTTGAAACAGGAGAACGACATGCTGTGGTTCCTTTCTTCACGGCTACGCCGTATACTATTAGGCCTCGTCGTTCGACAACCCCCTTAATTATACTATCCGCCGAGGGCAAGAAAACAAAAGGAGGTACACATGATGTACAACAACATGCCCTGGTACTATCCTCCACCTCCTCCACACAGTTCTATCGACGATCTCGGTAGATACTTGAAAGCAATGAAGAAGATGAAGAGAGAATTGGAGGATGAACGTAAGAAACACCACCACCAAGATGGGTATCATCACAAAGGGAACAGAAAGAAGAGACAACTTACTATTTTGGAAGTGACCATATTCTTACTATTAATCGCACCTTTCGTAGGATCAGCCTACGCATTGCTCATCGTTAAGATGATGCAAGCAACAGCAGGAATGTTAAGATAAAGTGATAATACACGAATTAGTTAATGACATATACAAGACAGTCCTGAGAAAGGATGGTTGGTTCACAGATGAGCTCGCCAGATCATACAGTGATAATCTTGGGAGACGCCTTAAGGAGCAACTTGGAGAAAGACAAGGAACGCCTACGCTCCGTCTCAGCCAGATGGGACCTCGTTGTCCAAAAGCACTTTGGCACAGCATTAGAACTCCTGAACTTGCTGAACCGTTACCAGCATGGGCAGAGATTAAGTATTCGTTTGGGCACATGGTCGAAGCACAAGCGATAATGTTAGCTAAGGCAGCAGGCCACTCAGTCACAGGAGAGCAAGATGCTGTCTACGTCGATGGGATCACCGGTCATCGTGACTGTGTTATTGATGGTTGCATTGTTGATGTTAAATCTTCCAGTAGCCGTGGTTTTATCAAGTACAAAGATAAGACTTTGGCACAAGACGATAGTTTCGGCTATCTGGATCAACTTGACGGCTATGTGGTGGGTAGCCTTGAAGACCCTTTGGTCACAGTGAAGGATAAAGGTTACATACTAGCCGTAGATAAAACCTTAGGACATATGGTGCTATATGAACACATCATTAGAGCAGAAAGCATTCGAAGTCGCATTAAATCTTATAAGGACATTGTCTCACGAGAGGTTCCTCCAGCTTGTGAATGCGGAACTAGACCACAGGGTGGATCGGGGAACGTACAGCTCGACACAAAGGCAAGCTATAGTGCGTATAAGTACTGCTGTTTTCCAAGCCTTAGGACTTTTCTCTACGCCACAGGACCCGTCTACTTAACCAGAGTGTTAAGAAAACCTGATGTAATTGAGATTGACAAAGATGGAAAAATCGTATACAATTAAGGAACTAATGGAAAGATTTGGAAAGAGCCTTTCGTCCATCATGCTAACGGTTTTCAAAAACATACTTAAAAGCTTTGAAAGGAAAGAAGATAAGCATATGAACTCTTTTATATGGACAGCAGTTGTAATACTAGCACTATCAATGTTGTATATTGCATATAACTCTAATTTGTTTTGTTTCTTAGGTAAGTGCGTACTAGTAGTTCATTAGTAAATTGTGACTAAAACACGTAATAAATTCGAGACAAGAATATTCAAAGAATTGAGTCTGGCTAAGGTAGTCTTTACATATGAGACTGAACGTATCCCTTACATCTTGGCCAGACACTATATCCCTGATTTCATAATTCAAACTCCTCTCGGTAAGATTTATGTAGAATGTAAAGGCTACCTCCGACAAGAAGATAAGTCGAAGTTGGTAGCCGTTAAGAAATTAAACCCTAACCTGGACATACGGATATTGTTTTATGCCTCTAACAAGAAATATAAGAAATGGGCAGAGAAACATAGTTTCCGCTATGCCATTGGGAAAATACCTAAAGAATGGTTGTCTGGCCTATAGCCAGACGGAGAAAGGATTTGGATGAAGCATTGTCCCGGTTACACTGAATGCGTAGCGTTAGGGAAATCCAGTTGTCCGGATTGCCGGCCGTCGAAAATCGGTCTTTGGTTCTGGACGGTGGAATAAAGAAAAAGGACTATAACATGAGCTATGAACCCAAATTCTGGGATACTTATGAGAAGCTAGCCTTCTGGAAAGGCTTCTCCCTAGGAGTATTCCTAGGTTTTGCTACTACTCTTGTGGCTATAATACTGTTAGGCGCATATCTAGGAGTCTAACTTATTGCTTGAATTCAGTGAAGTAGAGAAGCTTCTGCAGACCTACACTTTAGAAGAGATACTTGAGATTAACGAGATTACTGAAGAAGAAGTTCTTTACTTTCTACTGAAGACGAAGTTTCTTAAAGTACCTAACCCTGAACCTATTGATATAATTCATGACTAGACAAAAGCATCCTTTAGATAAGAGAGAGAGATTTCTCATTGAACAAAAGAAAAAGGTTAAACGGGAAGAAGAAAGATCAAGTCGTATTCGGCGAAAGCTCGCAAGAGAAGAAGCTAAATCGAAGGAGACCGAAGATGAGCTCCAACGGATCAAGAACCATCGAGATGTCAATCTCGTCCAGCAACGCAGTCTCCGAATATCAGATCGAACAGTTCCTTAGGGCATTGAAGATCGTTAACGGTAAGGAAGAAATTAAGTTGGAGCTTGATCTGCCGAAGGTCATCCCATTAAAAGTAACTATCAAACGAGAGGTGGAACACATTAAACAAAATGGCTAGACGGGACAGAAATTACGCGAAGGAGACGCGTTATGAAAATACTCCTGAACAAGTACGACGTAGAGTGGCGCGTAACCGGGCAAGACGTAAAGCTATACGCGAGGGGCGTGTACGTAAAGGTGACGGAAAAGAGCTTGACCATGTCGGATCACACCGCAAGGGCAGTTTGGATCGGGTACCAACTCGTGTCGTGTCTCGTCATGAGAATAGGATAAGGCAGCCAAAAAGAAAATGATGTTAAGCGACGCTATCAAAGAACATCCTGAACAATTTCTCACTATAGAAGAATACAATAAAGTATTTAACCTGAAAGGATTAGAAATGAATGTCCAGAATGACCAAATGGTTAAAGCGAATGCTATCCCCCTCACACCCGCCCAAGAACTCCTTAAAGGGCTCGTTAAAGACGGCGGAGAAAAACAGTTCATCCAAACCGAGGAAGACCTCGGAAGCGAAGATGAGCAAGAGCTCGTCAACAGCGAGCGAGAGCTCGCATGCGCCTAGAGTTGTAATGTAGGCGGTAAACCGCGCTCATCCTGGGCAGTGGCCAGGAACATTACATAAAGAAAGGGACTGGCTTGCGGGCCGGTCCCTTTTCTATTAGGAGATGTACATGAATTACCCACAAACAGTTTCATTAGCAGATTTACCTA